ATGTGTAATCAAGGATTTAAAGGGTGTCCTTGTAATAGAAAAAGAGCAGATGATGATAAAATAGTTCATGCTAATTGTTTAAAAAAATATAATTATTTATTAAAAGAAAAGAAAAATGGAAAATAAAGAAAATTTAAAAGAAGAATTAGGGGAAAATGTAAGAGCTTTTATAGACTTAGATGCTAAAGGAGCTGCTAAAGGAGGTGCTTTTTTTAGAAGTGATTTAGTAGAACATATACAGAAAATAGAAAAAGATGGTAAAAGTAGAGTTGTAGGTATAGTTTATGATGGCTCTTATAATTTAGAAATAGTTTCTCAGGTTATTGGGGAGGAAGATAAAATGAGTATAAAAGATCCAGTTCCTTTTGTGCAATAATGATTTTATATCCTAAAAAGGGAATGGCTAAACCAAGAATGACTCAGGCAGATTCTTGGAAAAAAAGACCTATAGTCTTAAAGTATTGGGAATATAAAGATGACATTAAAAATTGGTCAGATCAAAATAATTTCTGTTTAGGCAATGAAATATATTGTGTTTTTAATATTCCCATGCCACCTTCCTGGAGTAAGAAAAAGAAAGCTCAAATGTTAGGCAAAAACCATCAGCAAAGGCCAGATATAGATAATCTTTTAAAAGGATTAATGGATGCTCTTCTTGAAGAAGATTCACACATACATACTGTTTGTGCTAAAAAGGTTTGGAGTGAAGTAGGATCTATTGAGTTCTACACAAAAGAATTGTATTAATCTTCTCTTTTTATATTAAAATCTTTATCCATTTTATATCTTTGTTTGTAGATAATATTTCTACATTGTTTCTCACATATTTTATGCTTAATGGATAGATCCATAAATGTATGGCCAATATGACCACCATTTTGTATTAAAAATTTATCAAAATCTTTAAACATCATGTAATTTCTTAAAGTTTTTGGAGATATAATTCCATTTTCAATTAAATGATAAACTAAATCTTTAATTGTAAAATCGTTTCCCCACCTTATTATAGATTCTTTAAAGACAGAGTCCTTAAACTCTTCAATAACCTCTATGCTATTAGGCATCTATCTCCACCAATTTTTTGGGCACTTTATAAAATCTTCATCAATATTATTTTTAGCTCTTAAAAAACATCCACAAGCACCACACTTTTCAAGCACATTAAGCTTTAAAGGGTTCTGGTAGACACCACAAGGGTTGCTCCTACATATTGACATCCTTTTGTCATAAAGTTCTTTAGAAGCAATCTTTATGCCTTTTCCTAAAATTAACTGATAAAACAATTTTCTTAAATCTTCCATTTTACAAATATTAAATTAAATTATGAGAATAATGAAGCTCTACCTTCAGAGATTTCAACAACTGATTGTGAAGTAGTTATTTCTGATTCAGAAACAAAAACTTGTTGTGAATTTATAGCACCAGATATAATACCAGCTACATCTTTAGCAGTCCATCCATCTGTAGCAGCATCCATTTGAGTTTTAGTTCCTGGAGATATACCTCCTAAAGCAAACTTTTTACCACCACCAGCAACATTCATAGAAGATAACTGTGTCTTAAACATTGCTGTAGATTTTTTATTAATTACAGCTTCACCACCTTCTAGTTCTACAACTCTACCTCCTGCACTAAACTTTTCTCCTCCTTGTGCGTGTGATTTTCCATGAACCATTCCACCACTAGCAAACTTCTCTAAAGTTCCTTCTGAGCTTAAACTAGGAGTTAATCCTCCTTTAGCTCCTACAAATTTTTGTGCCATTATAGCACCAATTTGAGCAGCAACTAATGCTGATGTAATTGGAGCAGCAGCTATAGCTCCTATACCAGTTTGTGCTGTAACTTTAGTAATAGCTTGTGCTCCATTAATTATAGCCATAATAACATTATTAGCTTTTTCCATATTAAACTGCTTTCTTTTAATCGCAGTAATATCTATTTCTTTCTGTTTTTCTAAAGCTCTCATGTTCATGGCATGCTCTTCTTCCATTCCCTGAGTATCTTCTCCTGCTGCTTGTGCTATTTCAAGTTTTCTATCAAACTTAATTTGTTCATTTTCTGATGTAGTAATGAAATCTGATTCTAAATCTGCTATTCTAGCTTCAGCTATATTATTAAATACACTTATTACCATTCCAGAAATTTGCGAATAAATTTCTTTTGTCTTAGCTAATTTTTCATCTTCAATGGCATTCATTTCATCCCTGAGAGTCTTTGCAGCATTTAATCTTTCTGCATCAGCTTGTTTTTCTGTAATAATACCAAGAGTTTCTCTTGTTTTTATATCAGCTAATTCATCTTTATTGTTTTTTGTAGCAAGTCCTGCTCTTTTTTTCCATACTTTACCTATATTAACAAAACTTTTATCCATCATTGCTAACTCAGTTTTGTTTTTATCTCTTATTGCATCTACTTCTCGTTTGTTAGTTCTGTATGCAATTTTTAACTTTTCATTTTCCCAGTAATCAAAAGTAGATGATTGTAGCTCTAAATTTGTTGCTAATTTTGCATCTTCTTCTGCTTGAAGCTGAACAAGAACAGCAGTAAGCTCTTCTTTTTTAACTCCAGTCTTAGCCATTAAATCATTCCACTCTGTTTCGTTCATGTTCTTTAAAGTTTCAAATTTATTTCTATTAGCTTTAATATCAGCTTGAATTTGTTTAACACTACTTTTATCACTAATAGCAATAAGAGATTCCTGGTTTGTTCTTATTAACTCTTCTTCTCTGTCATACTGATTCATTTTTAAAAGAAAACCTTGATCAGCAGCATCAGCTTGTCTTACTAGTGTATCATTAATAGTTTTTATTTGAACATCCATTAATTCTTTTAATCTGTCTTTTGTTTTGTTTAATTTAAAACCAGAAAGACCTGATTTATCAAAAGCATCACCATTTTTAGTTAATGATTTAGAAAGATTAGTAACAAATTTTCTAAACTCAGATATTTTAACATTTATAGTTCCTTGCTGAGAAACAAATTCATCATAAAAAGCTTTACCTTCTTTACTTGTGTTATTCCACATTTTAGTGTATAATGCCTGGTATTTATCTGTAGTTTCTTGATCACCTTTTGCTTTTATTTTATCTAACTCTTCTGAAGCATTTAGTAAATCTCTAGCTCTTTGTAAATCCTCTAATCTAACTTTTGCTTTATCTTGGATTACTTCTTGTTCTTTAAATGCCTTTACTCTAAAATCTTCAAGGGCATTAAGATTTATCATTCTCTCTTGTTGTCTATAGCTTTCTTGTCCTTTCAGGTCAATTCCGTTAGCTTCAGCTTGATTTCTTATATCTTCATCTCTTGATTCTTGTTTTTCTTTTACATAATTAGTTTGATCCTCTATTTCTTGATTCTTGCTATCAAGCATAGCAATTCTTCTTCTTTCTTGTTCTGCAATAGCTTCTTCATTAGAAATTTTAATTTCTATAAATGCTCTTGAAAACTCTTTCATAGGATTATGAGCTGGGTTCTTCACCATTCTACTCCCTGCTTCTCCAGTTTGTTCTAACCTATCTATTTCTTCTAAAAAAGCAGCATCTTTTAAATTTCTTTCTTTTTCTATTAAATCTATTCTATTATTAGCAGCATCAATTAATACTTGTTCCCCTGAACCTGAATTTACTATTTCTCTTACTTTTTTCAATTCTTCAAGAGAAAGTATTTCTAAATCTATCATGCCTACTAAATCCCCATAAGTTGCTGTCATTTCTCTTAAAGCATCATGTCTTTCTTCTGTAAATGTTCCTAGCTCCTTTACTACTTTCATTTCATCATTAAAAGCTTCATTTAACCTTTCTACATTAAATTTAGCTTCTCTCATGCTATCATCTGTTTTCCCTAACCAAGCCACTAATTCTCCTAGACCAACTATAAGCAATCCTATACCAGTAGTAGCTAATGCTACCTTTAAACCTTGTAATGCTATAGTTTGTGCATAAACTGCTACTGTTCCTCTTTTTAGGTGTACTTGAAAAACCTGCATAAATCTAGTTAAACTAACCATTGATCTACCAGTAGCTATTTGTGTTATTCTCATTAAAGCTAATCTTGCAATATAACCTTTTATTGTAAATGATATTAGTTTAAAAGTTCCATTTACTCCATTTAAAAATTTATCACTTTCTGATAAACTTTGAACCCATTTTGTTAATCCAGTTGTAGACTCTCTTAAAGCTAAATTAAATGTTTCTCCAATAGCAATACCCAGTCCTTCTGTTGCAGACTTTAATAATGTAAAATCTCCAGTAAGAGTATCTAATCTAATAGCTGCCATTCTATTTATATCTCCTTCAGCTTGATTTAATAAATCACTTGATAATTTTAATTTTTCAATATTATCTATTAATATCAAGAATGCTGGAGCTGACCTTTTATCAAGAAGAGTAGTAGCATCAGTAAGATTAAATGTTTCTTCTTTCATTCTTTCAAGCTCAACTATAAGTTGAGGTAAACCCTGAACAGTATGTCCTATACTTTTATTTAAAGAAGAATTGGCATCACCTAGTCTTATAAAAACATTCTTTAATGCGTTTCCAGCTATAGATCCATGAATACCAGCATCAGCCAATGTCATTAGCATAGCACTTGTTTCTTCAATAGTAAATCCTGCTGTCTTTGCAACTGGAGCTGCAAACTTCATAGATTGTGTAAATCTTTCAAGATTTAAGGCAGAACCAGTAAAAGAAGCTCCCATGACATTTGTTACCCTAACAACTTGCTGTGCATCTAATCCATAAGCTCTTAAAGATGATCCTGCTATGGCTGCTGCTGAAGATAAACTTTCTCCAGTTGCAGCAGCTAAATCTAATGTTGCATCTTGGGCTGCTAGTATCTCTGGTGTAGTAAAACCTAAACGAGCAAACTCTTCTTGTAATTGTGCAACTTGGATTGCAGTAAAAACTGTTGTTCTACCTAATTCTTTAGCACTAGCTGCTAATTCTTTAAATTCTTCATCAGTAGCTCCAGAAATGGCTCTCACAGCAGCCATCTGCTCCTCAAACTTAGCAAATACAGTAATAACACCCTTTATACCACTAATAATAGCTCTAAAGGCAAATGCAGCCATAATAGCTATACTTGCAGACTTAAATATAGCCACCATTCTCATCCCTGAAGCATTTAATCTTTTTGTAGATGCAGTAGTTCTTTTAATAGCACCTGATGTTTTGCCCATTTGAGTAGTCATGGTAGTCATGCTTCTTGCAGTAGCAGCATACTGTACTGTTCCAGTTTTTAAAAGTTTTAACTGAGCTGTTGCTTCTTTAAGCTTTGTGTTAAGTAATATTAATTCCTTTAGATTAGCTTTAAATCTATATAAAGTAGTTTCTGTTGCCATTTATTTATTTTTAATATTGATTACCTCTGTCTTTTATTCCTTTTGCTACTGTTCTTGCTTCCTCTTCTGTTTCTCTTGTTGAATAAAGCTTTTCTATATCTGTGTCTGAAAAATCTATTGCTCTAATGGATACATCTCCATTTTCGTTTATTATAGTTTCAGCTATTTTATAAGAAGGTTTTTTTACTATTAAATCATGTATTGTTCCATCTGTTTCTTCTACATATATTTCTCCTCCTCCAACTTTAACACACCCATCTTTATCTATTGAAAAAGCAGTTCTTCTGTCATCATCACTTGTTCCTATTCCTACTTGAAATATATCAGTTGAGTTAGGATTATTGTACTTTCCTATTACAGTTTGATTATCACTAGCAACAACTCCAGTACCTAAAGCTACACCTTTCCCTTGAGCAGAATTATTAGTGTCGTTTTGTAATGCAAACCCCCCATCTCTTTTTAATGATTTTTTTGGTTCAGAAGTTACTTCCTTTGTTAAATCTACTTTTCTTTTCTTAGATTCCCCAGAATATTCTCTTGCAAAATCAACTGCTTGTTTATACTCTAACAACTCTACTCTAGTAAGTACACTCTTATTAGGCTGATAATCAACTATTTTATTTACAGTCCAATATGTTGAAACCTGATCAATTCTTATGTGAATTAAATCTCTAAAATCAAATGTTGCAATATCAATAGGAGTCAAATTCATAAATGCTGTTCTTAAAACAGAACCACCATTCATTTTTTCATAAGCTACTCTCCAATATTTTTCAAAAAGACCTAAACTTTCCTTTCCTTTAGTGTCATCAAAATTATTCCATGAAAGACAATAAGGATCTGTATCTATACCTTGCTTCCATCCATTTTTCCAGTCCATGTAAGGATATTCATCTAGTGTTGAAGTGTTACCTTGATCATTCTCCCATTTGTAACTACTACATTTATGAACTGATCTATTATTAGCATCATAAGATTGTTCATTATGATGACCATTAAGTAAACTATAATTATTTACTATCCTTAATTTCATTTGTGGAAACTGTACTCTGTCAGGTCTAGCTATTCCATTTATAGAACCCCCATCACTCATCCAATAAATAGGCATTAATGGGTTAGCTTTATTTATTTGAGGATCAGTCCAAGCTAGATCTCCCCATCCATAATCTCCATTAGTGTGTTGGCTAGGATTAGGCTGAAGTCCATAAGCATTTGTACTTACAGAAACTTTAAATTCTCCAGTTCCTAGCTCTACAGTTTTTTTTCTAAATCTTTCACTTTGTATTTCAATGTGAGTCTGATATTCACCTTTACCATTAGCTTCTCTCCATCTATCTACAACTTCTATTAAATCATCTTGGCTATCTCTTTCATATCTAAATACTATTTCTTTAGCTAATTCTTCTACTATAAATTTATCATTCCATTTAGAAAGATCTATTTTTTCAGTCCAATCTAATGTTGCTCCAGAACCAAAGAAATCATTATAAGGTTCTATATGAATAGTTTTATTAATTGCATCTGCCTTCCATTGAAGATTAAACATATCTGTTAAACCCTTTAAAACATCAATTTGTTTAGTATCACAAGTTAATATTTTACTATTATTCATTGCTATAGATGGTACTGCTCCAGTAGCTAAAGGATATACTAATGCTTCAAGATCATCAGCTCTAACCCAATATTTACAACACCACATGTAAGTTTCGGCTCTTATTCTAAAACTAAGAACATCTCCAGCATTAGCATTTACTATAGTTACAGAACCTGAAAATGCGTACTGACCATGATCAGTAAGTCCTGGTAAATCACCTGGCCAAATATATCCTTCAACAACTCCATTTCTTAAAAATTCTACATCAACAGCACCTCCATCTCCAAAGGTACTATAACTTACATCAATAACACCAGCAAGAGCAAATTTCCAATCTCCATCAAAAGGAATTACATATCCATGATTGCTAGATCCAAAAGCTGAATTAGTACCACCATTACCAGTAAAACTATTACTTACATCACTTTGTACATTTATTGAGGGATACCAAGTTCTATCCCAACCATTACCATTAATGTTAGCAGGAATATAACCTCCACTTTCAAAATTAGAAGTTCCTAAAAGATCACTAGATTGATAACTTCCAGATGTCTTTGCTTTTCCATAATAATCTCCACCAGCACCAAAAATATTATTACTTACTAAATAATCTTCACCAGCACCAAAAGGGTGGCATAATAAATGTGCTGTTGTACTATTTAAAAATCTACTTTGTACTGTATATCCTATAGATTCAAATATTCTATCTACCAAAACTTTAGTATAAACAACTGGGTGGAAATCTTGAGCATTATGTTTAAATTCTTTTCCTGCTGCACCTATTGATTTAAAATACCATTCTCCATATTGAGCTAATCCCCAAAACCATGGCTGGGCAGGAACATGATGACCTCCTGGAGAAAATGTATCAAAAGGTTTAGAATGTAACCAGCTATCTTGTACTTCAAAAGATCCTTTTGTCTTTGTAGGTGATGTCCAACCATTATCTCCATCATCCCCAAGCATAAATACATCACATAATGTAGATTCTCCTAGATCTTCAGTCCAATCTATAGTATCTTCAACTATATGGCACTTATAAAAACCTCCATTTGCAGTATTACCTTCTTCTATACGTAATAATCCTTCAAAAATATGAACACCATTTGCTTTAACTCTTCCTCTTTGCCATCCAATAGTGCTTTTTTGTGAATTTACAGCTAACATTGGTGTTATAATAGCATTGTTATGAGCACTTGCTGGCAACATAAATGTTTTTGAATATCCAGCAGTTCTTTTTGAAATATCACCTATATCTCCAACACTAAAATTTAAAGATAAAGGCACTCCTTCGCTTTCTGTTACTTCAAGATAATTCCATTTATAATCAGGAACATCATAGTTTACAGTTGATCCAAAAATATCTTCTGATTCTCTTCTGATGTCTGGCTCTTTTCTTTTAAGCTCTATTTTTTCTATAACTGCACTTGAACTCATACCATTATCTATAGTGGTAATATTTAAAAGTGTTAGCTGACCATCCATCATATCAGCAAATTCAGGTGTAGGGCTTCCTTTTACTTTTTCCATTCCAGTATCAGAAAGTGCAAAAGCACCAGCATTATTTTTTCCTCTCCAAACAGCACTATGAGGTAGTGCTGATAAACAAACTGTATAACTACCAGCAGTTGTTATTTCAAACCCATTAGACAATCCAGAAGTTATAGCAGGAATTGTAGGAGTTCCTTCAAAAAGTTCAATTTTAGCATTAGTTATTGAAGCTACTGTAATTTTTATTTCCCAAGAATGAAGTCCATCATTTACTCCTGGCTGACCATCATCAAAAGCACCTCCATCTATAGCTTCTCTAAAGTCTGATGATCTTAATCCAAGGTATCCTTCATTATAAAAACATTCATTTATTTCTACATTTTGCCCACTTCCACTAAACTGTTTTCCTCTATAAGACATTATTTTTGATTGCCTTTCTCCATTCCAAGTTAGATTATTACCACTACTATCCCATTTTCCAGAATGAACATAAGGAGAAACATACCACTCGTAATTTTCATGATTAAAATTTTGATTACCTACATGCCATGTATTGTCTATTTGAGAATAATCATCTAACTGATCTCCTCCATTACCTTTAACAATAAGCATGTCGCTACCATAACTATCAACAACATCAAAACACATGGTAAGAGTTGAACCTAAAGTTCTTTTAATGTAAAGACATCTTCCTTGAACACTCCATGTGCCTTGTCTACCTTGCTGAACACCATTATAAGGTCTGTGCAAGCCATTACCAAAACTCCAAGGCTCTAATCTATAAAATTGAGGATTTCCTGCACCTGGAGGAACTCCTAAATTAAACATAATTAATTTAGAGCTACTTGTAGGCTCATAAGCTATACCACTTAAATTAGGTTGTATTTCTGTTTGACTACATCCAAGTCCTAGATCACCTATTCCCCAGTAATTACCTATATAATTTCCACTATAACCTTCTTTAGATATGTCTGGAAAGCCAGTAGTAGGATTAAATGCCATATCTCCTTGGTCATTAGCTGGTTCTTTACAGCCATAATAAACATCTATATCATTTGTGCCTATTACTACATTATTAGAAACACTTTTAACTCCATTTTCTTCTCCAATCTCTAATACTACATTATATGGTTCTTGACTTTCTGCCATTATCCTCTAGGTTGTGTTTTCTTACTTGATAAAGTATATTCAAATTGCACGAAATATGTGCTTTCATCTGATGAATATAATTCAAAAGTGTTAGGGTTGATTAATACTGGTATAAGATGATGTGCTCCCATAGGATCATGGCCTTGTGCGTTTTGATAAGGCATTTGAACCCATACTTTTGCACTTGTAGCTAACTCTGATAGCCATAATGCAGTTTGTTTATTTACTGGTTGAGATATAACAGAGTAATTATCTTCTCTTTCTGTTTTTAACCAAGTTCTTGAGTGTTGGCCAGTATGCCAAGTACCTGAAGATCTCTCGTACTTATTTCCTGACAATGTAACAGCTTGTTTATGAGTACCATAAGAGCTAAACCAATCATACCCACCTAATCTGTTTTGAAAAACAAATTTAGTTCTTTCACATTTACCTTGATTAATATTATGAAGCTCACCTGAAACAGAATTATCATAATGAATGTTTTGCCATAAAGCTGTAGGGGTTGCTGTACTTTCATAAGGTCTAGTGCTCCAAAATTCATTAACACCAAAAAACCCAGTTCCACTCAGCATACATATAGCTACTCTTTTGCAAATTAAATCTCCTGAAGCATCTACTATTTTATTATAAGGAGCACCACTAGCAAGAGTTAAAAACATATCAAGTGATTTTGGATGTACTGGTAGTCTAAATTTTTCTGGAACTTTATTAGTAACATCTATTAAGTCAAGAAAAGATGCAGTTACTCCATCATTATACCCAAGGATACATACATATAAATTAGGGCTTGTTTTGCTTACATTAAAATAAGTGTATAAAGAATCCCCTTGTTGATCAAACATGCTAATGTGTTGTCCATGCTTATATTCATTATTCGTAGGATTAGGCATCCTAGTTAATGGTAGTGTAGTTTCAGTTGCTCCAGATCCACTTTGAAAATTTGTACCTAAAGTATATCTATCTAAATATCCAAACATAGACCAGCCTGATGTGCTTATCTCATGATCTGTGTTAGCTGGAGTTGCTATAAATGAATTAGATACTGCTGTATCCTCTTCAGCATCAAAAGTTTGTCCTTGAGCATTAGGGCTATATCTAACTGGCCATACTCTAAGCTGAAACCTATTAGTTTCTAATCTACCCATTGCTACATAGGTGCTCCAAGACCAAATAGGATTGTTAGCTTGACCAGTATAATGTCTGCAATACTCCATAACATTAAACTCATAAAAACCAGTTTGAGAAACACCATCTATATTTTTAGTAAAAGCATTCATCATTACACCAGTAGTAACCCATTGATCCAAAAGACCATCTTGGTATCCTGAATCTATATATAATTCCCCTCTAAGATGTGCTATGTCATTATCACTACAATAAGCAGTTAATAAAATAGGTCTATATGCTGATAAAAATACTCTATTTATATCGTGCATTATCATTAATGGTGATGAAGCTGATGCCATGTTTTATATTGTTTTATGTAGAGCTTTATGAACATCAATGGTAATAGCCATCATGATTTGTGATCTCATATATTCTACTAATTCATTATCTAATTCTCTTACGATTTCTTGCACCCAACCTAAATTCATTGGAGCTTTCATTTCTTTTTTCTGTTTTGCTGCAATACGAAAGGCAGCTTTTAATCCTTTTTTATAATCTCCTCCATAAAACTTTTTAGCAGCCCATGAAGCTAATCCTTTTATGTAAGCACTTCCTGGTTTGCTTCCTTCTCCTGATCCTTTTGAATAAGGAACATCACTTATTCCTCTATCTAAAAATAATCCATACTTATGTTCTGTAGTTACAACTACAGTCATTCTATTACCACCAGAATTTACTACTTCTGACTTTAAACTTGAAGATAAATCTCCAGAAGTTGTCATTCTTTTTCTGTTAGGACTATCTCCTTTGGTTCTGATAATGTTTAATTGCTTTCTTAGTTTTTTCTCTGCAATTTTACCAGCTCCTTTTACTAAGGTTTCTATATTACTTAGTCTACTCATCTTCTAGCTCTACTATTGGATTTAGAGTTTCGCCTGCTGGATAAACTGGAGGAAAAGTAGTTACATCATCATCTACACAAGGCTGCTCACCTTCTCCGTAACAACATGTTCCATCATCAACCCCAGCATTAGGATCATAATTTATTGCTAGGGGATCAGTACATCCACAAGCACCAAAAAATTCAGCACAAGGACTATCACATCCTTCTCCACTACTACCACCACCACAAGGATCTACAGTTACAGCAATATTTGCTATAGCATCAAATTTTACCTTTAAAGTTATTAGATTATCATTGTAAGTTCCTTTATCTCTTATTATTTGAATTTTATGTTTAGGGATATGAGCTTTACATCCACCTCCACCACTAATACCAAGGGCAAGACAAGATAACATGTTCCATAACTTCAATTCAAGAGCAGCCATTGAAGTAACAGCAAAATCATCAAATTTTGTGATACCAAGTTTACTTGCTCTTCTTCCTGGTCTAGCTAATATTAAATCAAAAGTATAAACTTCTTTAACTCCTTCAGCAACATAAGATGTAGGGTAGTCAATATTTAATAAATCATAACAGATGTTATGGTCAAAGTTTATGTGGTCTGGTTTTCCAAATTTAATAGTACAAAAGCCAGCAGCTAATGCACATTTCTTGAAATCTTCCATTAAAGATGTTAAATCGTATGTAGTATTGTATGTGCTCATTTTTTATTTATTATGTAAGTCATTTAAAGTTTTATCAAACTGATTACAAGCAGATTTCCAAGACAAATATGTCAATATATCAAACAAATTAGCTAACTGAACACTTACAAGAGGAGTTTCACTTGGTAAAGTAAATATTCCATCTTCTGCAATGTTATACAAAGAATTTAACCAACCATAACCATCTATTGTTGATTTTGCTGCAATTCTTGCTTTAGCATCTCCTCCTTCTCCTGATAAGTTAGGGAACTGATCACTAATCTTTGTTCTAACTTGTTCAAAAAAAAACTGACATCCCAAATGGTTGCCATATCTAATTGTTTAAACATCTCTGCTCGTTTGTCTATTATCGCATCATCTAGCTTTTCACTTTCCCCTTCTTTTTTACAAAGTATAGCAATTTGTCTTGGCAATATATCTAAATTACCCTTATCTAACATATTACTATGTAACTCCAACTGTTCTGCTTCTATATATCTACCAAAAGATGATTTTTGCATAAATTCTTCTGGTAAGTAAAATTTTTGTTCATTCAATACAAATGAATCTATATGTATAGGAATATATGACTCGTTTAAAAATGTTAAATGGCTCATTAATTTACCAGCAGCATCTATGTCTAACATGCTTACTTGTTCTTCTGTAAGCTTAGACCAATAACAAAGTATCTGAGTATTGTCTTTTAAATCTAAAAGAGCATTTTCCCATTCTTTTGATTCATCACCTTTGTTTTCAGATTCTCTATTTACAAATGTATGTATTAGCTTAGTAAATCCAGTAAATTGCACAAAAGTAACTTCCATCCAATTATCTGGAAGCTCTATTGTGTGATCATTGTAATTAAATTCTGTCATTAGTTTAGATTTATTTTTCCATCTGCATAAGTTAAAGGATCTATAACTAAAGCTAGGTCAAGCTCTAGTATAAAATTTTCAATCAAAGATATAACTTTTTTCTTATAAATCATTATATTACCTTCGTTTTCAAGAGCTGCAAAATAACCATTAGTAGCCCAGTAAACATTATTTGCTAATGAATGATACCAATTTTTAATTTCAACATCTCCTTCAACACAAGCAGCTCCTAGTTTATTGTGATAAACAACACATTGCTCAATAACTTCTTCAAAACTAAAAACATCTTCATCATAATAAGTGGCATCATCAACAATATCTTGTAAATCCTTTAAAAAATTACAAACCAACTTAGAGTGTAACTTGTTTAGGCAATAAATCTCAACATATTTATCCATTATACAATATAACGAAAATCATCTGGAACTTTATGGAACAAAAAATCACTTTCTACCTCCAGCCAAGTATTCTGTTACCTCCTTTAAATAAATATCTCATTCTCATCATAAGAGCATCTGCAAAGTCTGGAGAGTGTCCTAAAACAGCTTTCATTTCTTTTTTTGATAAAATTGCCAGTTTACTATCATTATCCATGTTTTTTCTTCTAATAACCTCTAATTCTTCTATTATTTTGTTTCTAAGGTCAGTATCATTGCATCTTAACCATATATTTCCTACATTTATCTGTTCTGCAAGCTTATAATAGCATTGAGTTTTTAAATTCTGATAACTTTCTTTATTTAAAGCTTTGGCATTATTTACGAAAGGTTGCACTCCTTTCATGTAATGAGAGAGGTATTGACCTACTCCATCACTATCTATTATGATGTTTTTTTGTGGTATTTTGTGCTGTTCTGCTAGGTTTCTTATCAGTTTCTCTACATTATCGGCAGATGTCTTGTCTTTTGTTACTATTTCTTTTACCACCATGCCATACCATACACAAATAACTAATTTATCACTTCCAAGTAGAGCAATATCACAAGAAAGATACCTTTCTCCTTCATCTTCAGACACAGAAGAGTTTGTAAACATGTTTAATACAGATTCATAGTCAAATAACCTATCTTCTCCTGAATCATACTCCCAGTTACCATGAAGTAGTCTTTCTCTTGATACTGGATCAAGTTTTTTTAGTTGTTCTTCATAAAACTCCGATATATGGGGGTTGTCTGCTAGTTTGGCCTTTACAAACTTCTTGTGAGTGGCTAAAGTGCCATCTCTATCTTGTTTATAGAAGTCATATACCCAGTTTTTTGCTGGATTGCACGACATAAGCACTTTTGGTCGTAATTTATACTCTGAAAGCATAAAACGAATCCTGGAAGCCACAACATTCTTTGCTTTCTCTGTACATTGGTTCACCTCATCTATAAAAGCACCTGAAATCTCTAGTGAACCAAGTGAGTCAAAATTAGGATCAGCAGGATATTGATAAAGGTCTTTTAAAAGTATAGTGCTGCCATTTGTAAACTCAATAACATTACTTTGGGCATTAAACTTGTAAACTTCCCCTTTTCTAACCCCCCAGTCGCTACAAACCATGAAAAATGAGTTTAAAGTAGTTTCTTTTAGTGTTTTTAACACAGCTCTGCCCATTAACCAGCGAGTTCCAGGGTATCTTAGACAAGAATACAGCAACCAAGCTGCTCCAAAATACGATTTTCCTCCTCCAGCACTTCCTCCGAATAAAACTTCACTTGTTTCTTTATCGTGAAGATAATTCCAAGCTTTATCTTGTTTAGGTGTAGGTTTAAAATCTATTTCCAAATTTTACGAAATAATCTATGTATTGGCTGTATTAACATTTTAACCAGTATGAAGTAAGTCATTCCAACTGGGAAAACAGCACAAAATGCTATAATGCCAAAAGTATATTCTAAAATTCCAGCATTCTCCATGGCCTTATCTATTCCTTTATTTAATTCTTTCATTTTTATAATATATTTATTTGTGATTGTAAAATACTAGGAACATCCCCAGGTAGATTATCTGGAAGCCAAGTTGTTTTTATGTAGTTTTCTAATGCTGACTTTCTTCCTTTACCACCATTAACTACATTCTTTAAATCTGGAAAATGTTTAGTAGTGCTAACCATTACCTTAAATTGTGCCAATGTTATAGTTCCAGATGGATTAGATGGAGTTGAAGGATCATGCTCAATAAATGCAGAATGAGCAACTATAGTATCATAAAAACTAGCTGATTCTTCTGGCATAACTACATAAGAAGATAGATTTTTTATTTCTCCAATAGTTAAACCTGGATGAAGTATCTCCTCTTTTGTTCCAAAGAAAATCACAGATATTGCATAAACAGCTCCTTCTATAAATTCTGTTTTAACTCCTCCTACAGATTTAATAACAGATTCTTTTTTGCTTTCTGACTTAATGTATTTCTTGTCAGAGGATGTATGCTTCTTTAGTGATTTAACTTTCTCCTGAGATATTGTTCCTCTATTTTGTGTTTGCCTAATAGAAGGTGATTTACCTGCACTTTGTACTTTTATTGCTTTTATTATGTATGTCATTTTTATTCTTTTTTATTCCAAACTATGTTAATTATTTTCATTATATTAGCACTCTAAAGTTTACTTAAATTCTTTAAAGATATATACCTCTTTAACAAAATGTCGTGCTTTTGTTGAAGCGATTATATGGGGATATTATATCTACTCCTCTGGTGGCTTGTAGTTAAATACAAATCCCTCTCCACCACTAGTAACATCAACTCTATCAATTACTATTCCTTTCATTTTTGCAATGTCTTGAAGCAACAATCTACAGATATTCAAATCCCCTGCCTTATATCCCTGACTGTATAAATCTTGCAACATGATCGCATGCTTATCCATTTCATATTCTCTTTCCTCAGAAAATTGCTCTGCAAAGGTTTCTAATGCCTTTTTATAATAGATACTAGCCATTCTTTTTTTAATTCCCCAATGAGCTTCACAATACTCCATTATATCAGTATATCTTACTCCTCTTAAAATTAATTTAACAACCTCAGTAGTTCTTTTGTAACTAACCAATGAAGTAGCCTTTCCTGAGTCTTTTGTTATGTCTAAAGCTGAAGTATTCTTGTTAGAAACTACAGACCTAATCGTTTTTAAATCCTCCTCTTTTTGAAGCAGCTTGGCATCCCTCTTATCAGCCCTTCCTTGATCTCTTTTATTCATTTTACAAAGTTACAATATTTATGTACAATATAACAAAGAATAAATTATAAAGTTTGGAACTAAAATATATATTGTGCAGTTGGTGTAATAAAAGTTGAAAATCCGAAAATCTAGTGTGAATATTTGACTACTCAAATTGGGCTTCAGAATTACGTAAATTCATGATTTTTAATAATTTATTTTTTTGATTTTTGGCCTTGATTCCTGGCCGAATTGCTGCAATTTTTTACTGCTCTAATTATTTTTTTGCTTCTTTTTTTGTTTCTGTTCGTGGTTTACTGCTCAATTTTTGGTGCTGTTCGTGGCCTTGATGAGTGTAAAACAGTTTATGTATAAGTA